GCTGGAACTTCTTGGCTTCCCGCTCCAGGTTGCCGGCCAGGTCGACCAGCACGGAGGCGCGCATTTCGGTCATGGGCGTGCTTCGCTAGGGGTGCATGTGAAACAGGGTTGCCGTGTCGCGCAGCGTCAGCCGCTTCAAGTCGCTCCGCGTCCAGCCCGTGCGGCCGGGCAGGTCCAGCAACAGGCGGCGGATCACTCGGCCGGCGCGGAGGGCGTCTTTCCCGCGGTGCTCAGCGCCTCCTTCAGGCTTGCCGTGTCCAGCCGTGCGGATTCGTGCTGCAGGGCCTCCAGATCGGCCGCTGACAGCCGTTTGATGATTTCCGGGGTGAACGGACCCTCGAAAGTGCCGATGCGCACCACACGCCGCCTGAGCAGCGCCAGGGCCATGCGTGCCGGGCTCTGCAGCAGCTCGGGATTGCCCTCCACGATCACCACGCGCTCCGCCTCGGCCATCGCATCCAGCACATCACCGGCGGTGGCTTCACGGATCTCCGCTTCCCGGTGCACCGTCTCGCCGATGGTGAGGCCATCCCGCAGGGTGAGCGTTACCGTCGCCATCAGGCCACCTCCTCTGCCGGTTGCGCCGCGAACTTCAGCCGCACCGTGCCCGTGTCACCGCCGGTGACCACCGGGGGCTCCACCAGCCAGGCGTGCTTGAGGATATAGACCTGCCCCGTGTCGCAGATGAAGGTCACCGTGGCGTCCGTTATCTGCCGGAAGAATTCCAGGCTGGTGCTCTCGCTCATGAACACGCTGCCCTCGATCATGGCTTCCTTGGGCACCTCCGTGTAGCCGAACACGTGGTCGCCCACCTTGGGATTGCGCACCACCCCGCCGGGGTCCAGCGTGGCCCCCTGTTCGGTTTCCAGGGTGTCGCCGTCCACCTTGATGGTGGCCTTGCCGAAGAACTTCATGGGTCACTCTCCCGTTGTGCGCCCGGATTTTGCGCCATCGCGCAATAGCAGGCGCAAAAGCTGTTATGCGCTAGAGCAGGAACTTGATCTGCGCGGCGAACACGCGGAAGCCGTTGACCACGTCCGGCGGGATCACGGCATTGAGCCGGTTGGCGTCGCTTCCGTCCCGCTCGACGACCAGGTCGGTGATGAACTGTGCCCGCCCTTCCACCCAGCCGGCATTCTCCCAGTCGCCGAACAGGGCGATCAGCTCATGGCGGATGGTCGCCGGCGTCACGATGGCCTGTCCCGGCCCGGCCGCCGTGCCGTCGTCGGCCAGCTTATGCCGGGGATACTTCAGGGCGATCCGCGTGCGCACCGACTGCCGCAGGGCCGCGATGGTGCGCAGGGTGGTCACGTCCAGGTAGGAGGCGTCGGCCACCCCCAGCGTGTTGAGTTGGTACGTGGTCACCAGCCGCTCGATGGCCACCGTGCCGCCGGGGGCCACCAGGTGCGTGGCGATTCCGTCGAACAGCAGGGTGTTGCGCTCGGACTGGGTGTGCCGGTCGGCTTCCGCCGGGGCCAGCAGCCCGGGCAGGGTCAACGTCTGCCGCGGCCGGGCCGGGTCGGGTTCGCGCGCGTCGATGCCCCCCACCACGGCAGCCCACACCCAGGGCGGCGTGGGGCTCTTGCCCGCTGCCATGATGGTCACGTGCGGGTTGTTGCGGCTGTTGCCCATCGTGGTCAGCGCTCCCACGGTGCCGGACGCGGCGGCAAAGGCATGCCCCTCACGCTGCACCAGGGGTTCCCAGCGCCGGTCCAGCTCCGTCTCCAGGGCCGTCAGGCTGGTGGCGTCCGTGTAGGGGAAAATGATCGTCTCGTAGGGGTCGTCCCCGATGGCTGCCACCGCCGGGCCGATATCCGGGTTGCTGGTGCCGTTAGCCATCGGCGTGACGGTCACCCCGATGCCCGCCGGCAGGGCCTCGCCCTGCTGGAAATTGAAGCGCAAATCGATGCTGTTGCCGGTCTCGCCCTTGTGCCGAGCGGTGATGTCTGCCTCGTAGTCGTTCACCCCGTTGACGGCCGCCGTCACCGGCAGGTCGGTGCGCGCGTTCACCGCCGCGACCACCGCTGCCGCCACCTCCGTCGCCGTGTCGCCGCTGGCCACCGCCACCGTGATGCGCACCCCGCCCACGTAGAGAAACAGGGTGCCCGCCGCCGTGGCCGGGCCGGTCACGCTCAGCTTGCCCGTGGCCTGCACACCGCCCGCGTCATCGTCCAGGGCCACGCCCCAGCTCTCCGTGAAGCGGTTGGCCGCCTTGAGCGCCGCGAACATGCCGTGCAGCAGGCTGCCCCGGCCCCAGAACGCTTCCGCGTCCTGCACGCTGGTCACCAGCTTGGGCACGCCCGCGGCCACGCTGCCCGCGGTCAGGCGCTGCCCGAGCACCAGGATGCGCTGGGCCTGCCCCGGCAGCCCGCCCACCGCGCCGGAGTTGTTGATCTCGATGTAGGTGCCCGGCGTGCGGATCGCCGCCGGAATCTGGTCGAAGCTGATGGTCATTTGTCATCCTTGCTGGACTTGCGTGGCTTGCCCACGGTCACGTCCCCGTCCCGCAGGCGGCGCTCCCAGAACGTGGTGCGCACCACGCGCCGCCCCTCGGCCGGCAGCGCCTGCAGCGTCACGGGGTCGCGCACGATGTACCCCTCGCGGGGCGTCACGTGGATGGTGTCCGGCTGGCTCGGCATGGGGCTCCTATGGTTCGTCATTGCGGCAGCGTTACGTCGTCGCTGGGTTCCGACGTGTCCGCCGTCTCGCCCACGTCGTAGTCCGCGTGGAAGGTGATGAAGGCATCCAGCAGCGCCGCGTCCGTGCCGCCCACGAAGATCTGCTGCCGCCAGGTGACGGCCCACAGGGCCAGGCCCTTCTTGTCGATCTCGGCCCCGTACAGGTTCTGCGCCCGGATGCCTGTCGGCGGCTGAGCGTCGCTGTCCAGGCCCCAGTCGTTCTCCGGAATCAGCCGCAGCAGGGCGTCCAGCAACGTCAGCGCCGCCGCGTCGCGCGGCGTGCCCGGCCTGGATGCCGTGGTCAGAAACACGGCCGTATCCACGGACAGCGCCACCGCGCCGCCGCGCAACTGCGTTGCGGGATTCACCCCCAGCACGGCCACATGGGCCGCCGGCGCGGCGGCCAGCATGCGTTGCAGCTCCCCGCCGTTCACCCGCCCGCCGAAGGCTTCCACCGTGCGCAGGCTCGGCAGCCCGGCGGTGATGCCGTCCTTTACGGCGCTGCGGTAGTCCAGCAGGTTCATTGTTCCCCCTCAGGGGGCGGCAGTCTTTGCGCCATCGCGCAGTGGCCGTGCGCTATGGCGCATAACGGCTGCGGGGGTGAAATCATGCCAGGGCCTCATCCAGAAAATCGTTGACCACCGCCAGCAGCTCCGTCTCGTTCTCTGGGCTCAGCCCCAGGTAGGGCCGCGCGGGCAGGCCGGGCATGTCCACCTCCTCGCCGCCGAACTGGTGGATGGCCGCGTAAACCAGGTTGCTGCCCCACTCCACGGTGCCGCCGGCGACCAGGTACTGGATCGAATCCAGCAGGTCGCCTTCGCCCATCAGCAGGCTGTGCCCGCCGTGGCGGGTGCGTGCATAGCGCGGCGCCCAGGGGTCCCAGGGCTGCCCTTCCGGGCCTGTCTTTTCATCCTCGATGCGCCGCCGTGTCTGGCTTTCGCCCTCCGCCCCGATGGCATCCAGCAGGCCGGCCCGGTCAAAATTGGCCAGGCCGTCAAGCCGTTTCCGCGCGGCCTCCAGCTCCCGCGTGTCCACGATGATGCGCGTGCCGGCCATCAGGCCCCCTTGAGGGTGTCGCGGGTGAAGCGCCGCGGATTGTGGCTCACCTGCACCCCGCCCCCGCCCTGCGACGGCGGCGAAGGGTCCGTGCCCAGGCTCACCACGCCGCGCGACACGTCCCGCAGCCACGCCAGGGCCTTCTCGTAACGGTCCTTCACCTCGTCCGTCATCGCGCCGGGGCGCTGACTCAGCCGGTACAGGGCAATATCCACGCACTTGTCCTTCAGCACCGCCGGCGGCGTGGCCAGGGGCAGCTGGTACTTGGTGCCGATGTAGCTGTCCATTTCCGCCGTCGCCGCCGCCAGGGCCTCGTCGATCACGCCCGCGTCGGCCACCCCGTCGCCGTCACGATCCGCGGCCAGCGTCACGGCGTCGCTGCCGTAGGCGTCGGTCATGTCCTGTGCGGTGGCATAGGGCGGCATGGGTTATCGGGGCGGTTGTTGCGCTATGGCGCAGTTCAATGGGTGTCAGGCGTCCGGGTACAGTTCCTTGAACCAGGCGTCCCGTTCGGCGGCGGAAATGTCCACGCCGCCTTCACGCTCGATGGCTTCCGTCGTCGGCCGCCCGTCCCTGGTGAAATCGGCTTTCTGCTTGCCTTCAACCACCTTGCGGATGGCGTCCTTCAACAGCTTCTCGCGGGCCGGAACATCGGTAGCTTCATTGCTGGCGGCGCCGGCCGCGCCAGCCCCGTTGTTGCGCGGTGGCGCAAGGGACTGCTTGATGGCCTCGGCCCTCGCGTTCAGTTCCTGTTCCCGCACGTCCAGGGCCTGCTCGCGGGCGTCCAGGGCCTCCTCCCGCTGCTTGAGACTGGCGGCCGTCGCGGCATCCGTCTCCGCGCCCACGTCTGCCGCCGGTGCCGCCTGGCGTCCCGTGGGCGCGCCGCCGATCTCCTCCACCACCAGGTGGCGGTCGTGCCGCAGCGCCGCGAGCTGTTCCTCGCTCAGTTCACCGTCGGCGAACTCGCTCACGCGGGGTTGCGGATGGTGGAACACGCCGCCGCTGATATGCCCCCGCGGCCGCTTGGAACTGGTGCGAATCATGGTGCCTCGGTGTGATGCGCTGTGAAATGGCAAGCGCGGGCCGCCAACGGCAGCCCGCCTCGCCTCCGTGCCCTCGGTCTGTCTTTGCGCCATCGCGCAATGGCTGTGCGCTATGGCGCAACACGGCTTGGGCGGGGTTATGCCTATGCCAGCCAGGGCACGACCACCAGTTCGGCGGTGCCCTTGTAGACGTTGGTGGCGCCGGCGGCATCGCGCTCGGCGTTGAGGATTTCCAGGGCCTCGCCCTCCAGCGCGGGCGGCACCACCAGCACGTTGGGCTTGATGCCCAGGGGCCGGCCCTCGTCCGACTTGAGGCCCATCATGCCCTCCCGCGCTGCCGCATAGGCATTCTTGTCCAGGGTCTGCTTGGAGCCGTAGGCCTGCTGCCAGAAGGCGAAGCCCACATTGACCCGCGCGTCCACGCCGTAGCGATAGGTATCGCGCATGAACACATTCTCGTCGTCGGGGCGGGTCATCATCTTGAAGTCGTAGTCCCGCCGCACCTGGAAGATCATCGGCTTAAGCGCCTTCATCGCGTCGAACAGGAACCACGGCGTGCCGCCCCCGCCCCCGCTGTTGCTGGCCGTGCCCTCACCCACGGGATGATCGGTGGCGAAGAACGCCTTGCCGTCGTAAGACAACTCCGTGAAGCCGTTCAGCAGCAGGGCGAAGATCAGCTCGTCCGGGTGCTGCGCGGCAGCCAGGCCCATTCCGTTGGCCTGCATGCTGTAGATGCCGAACTGGTCGTCCTCGATGTCGTCCCGCGGCACCTCGATGGTGCTCTCGAACTTGCGGTTGACGATGCGGTAATCGTGCGCGGCAAGGCCCTTCAAATGACGGTCGCCGATCCATTCCCGCAGTTGCGGCCACTGGCCCAGCCAGGCGTAGTGATTGTCCCGCGTGCTGGACGGCACCCGTGTGGCGATGCGTTGCCACAGGCTCTGTTGCTGGAACCCCTCGAAGCCCTGCTTGAACTGCACACGGAAGGCCGTGAACAGGTCCGCCAGGTTGGCCTGGTTGATGATCAGCCCGCCCAGCAGCACGTGCGGCATGTGTTCCGGCAGTAGCGGCGCAGAGAGGTCGATGGCCTGCCCGGCCGAGGAAACCGTGGCCAGCAGCAGCATGGCCGACCCGCTGATCAGCAGAACGGCCAGCGCCAGGAGTGCCCGATTGAACGCCTTCATGT